AGATATTAACTATATGCCTCGATCTGCTAGAAGTTCTCAGGCTATGATCGATGTCCAGGTATTTCCTAATGATACTCCTCCTTTTATTTTTATGCCAGCTGGACAAAAGTTTCAAGGTACAAATGGAAATAATGTCTTTACATTTATAACTCAAAGTAATACTATTATATCACCGGTAGGCGGTGCATACATCAGTACAAATATTCCGATTTACGAAGGAGTTCCTGTTACTGAATTTTTTGTTGTTAATACTGCAATTCAGAATCAAAGATATATTTTATCAAATCCAAATATTGATACCACAACTCTTGTTGTAACAGCAACAAATGATCTTGGTATTGAAGAGAAGTGGACGTATTATTCAACTCTCTTTGGAGTCAAAGAAACCACAAAAGCATACTTCCTGCAAGCCACAGGAGATAATTATGAAATTCTATTTGGAGATAATATTAGTGGTTATGCTCCAGTAAATGGATCTAAGATCACAGCAAAATATCTTGCATGTAATAAAGATTTGCCTAATGGTATTTCTAAATTTAAATCAACAAGCAGTATTGGTGGATATAGTTCATATTCTGTAACAACAAGTTCACAAGCAAATGGAACTCTGGCTGTAGCAACAGGCGGTGTTGCACCTGAATCCAATTCTTCAATTCGATTTAATGCTCCGCGTGCATATCAAACTTTAGAGAGAGCAGTAACTGCAGAAGATTATAGAAATATTCTTTTTGCTCAATTTCCTGAGATCAGGGACGTTTATGTTTATGGTGGAGAAGAATTAACACCGCCTGATTATGGAAGAGTTTATATTGCTGTTGATATTCTTAATGCTGTTGGGCTATCCGATTTCCAAAAGAATAAAATTCAAAGCTTTATCTCTACGAGAGCACCCATCTCAATTACTCCAATAGTTATCGCAGCGGAGTATACATTCATTGGAATAAATTCAAATATCACTTACAATCTTAATATGAGTCCTTTATCAACATCTGATATCCAGGGCAAAATTCTTTCTGCAATTCAAGATTATGGATCAACTAATCTTGAGAAGTTTAATGCTAAATTCAGATACAGTCAGCTTTTAGCCACTATTGATAATACAGATAATTCTATTTTTAAAAATGAGACTGAAACAACACTCATCAAGAAAATATCTCCTACACTGAATATAAATGAATCTTATACATTGAAGTATCAGAATGCATTAATTCCTGGATCGATTTTATCAACTGCATTTACTTACAATAATCTCGAATGTACACTAAAAGACGATGGAAATGGAATAATCAAGATTATATCGACAGCAGATTCAACAGTAACAAATGTCATATCTATTGGAACAGTTGATTATACATTAGGAATCATCAGTATAACAAATTTAAATGTATCTGAGTTTGAAGGTGGATTTATCTCAATATTTGCAAGTTCTGCTGAAAGAGATGTGGGCACATTCCAGAATTTAATTATGGAAATTGATTTTAATAATGTAGATATCAATGTCACAGGAAGCAGAATCTAATGCAGATTGACAAGTATGTCTCTAATCTTGTTGAAACTCAGTTTCCTCAGTTTTATCAAGCAGAGAATGAGAAGTTCATTGCATTCATAAGAGCATACTATGAATGGATGGAACAAGAAGGTTATACTATAAATGCATCCAAAAATTTACTAGAATATATTGATATTGACAATACACTAGAGCAGTTTGTATCTTCATTCAAAAATGAATTTATGGTAAATTTCCCTTCGATCACAGCCGCCAATAAGCGGTTCATGATCAAGAATATCAAGGACTTTTATCAAAGTAAAGGCAGTACAAGAGGATTACAACTTCTATTCAGATTACTCTTTGATGATGATATTGAAGTTTATGTGCCCGGTACTGATATTTTAAAACCATCTGATGGTATATGGACAGTTCCTAATTATATTGAAGTTGAACACACCGAAAGATCGAAAAGCTTTATAGGCAGAAGAATATTTGGATCAGAGTCTGGTGCTCAAGCATTCGTTGAATCTGTTTATACCAAAGTAATCAATTCAAGACTTATTGATATTATTACAATTAGCGGAGTTGATGGAAACTTTCAGTATGATGAAGTCATCACAGATGATGGTAATTTTTTAAATGCACCTAAAGTTATCGGATCTCTTACATCAATTTTAATTACGGATGGTGGTGCCAATAATAGAGTTGGTGATGTATATGATGTATATACATCAACGAATGGTAAAGGCGGAAAAGCCAGAGTAGCTGCAGTTGAAGATGGTACAGGAAGAGTTATTTTTACTCTTGTTGATGGTGGATCAGGATATTCAAATGTAGCTGGTCAAGTAAAAATATCAGAAAAAGTTCTAACTACTGAAAACAGAACTCCAAATAATCAATATTTTATCTATGAAGTCGTAACTCAGCCACTTAATACTATTTTATTTTCAATTACAAGTCCAGCTAGTATTAATACCGCAGCATTACTCAGTACAAATGTTTATGGTTGGAGTGGAGTAACACAAGTAGCCACAGGTAAAGTTGCAGCTATTGCTTCTGCTCCTAATACATTCATTATCAATGTCTTGACTGGTAACTTCTTCTCTGCATCTGAAATTAAAACTGAAGCTAATGCTATTTCATTTACTGCATATACTGTTACAAATTCAACAGCAACTGGATTAGTAACAGGATCAAATAGCACCGCAGTTGGTCTTCATAATATCAATAATACATTCTATGGAAATGGCGCATATATTGTAAGTAATACTGGTGTTGCTAGTTCAAATCTCGTTGCAAATGTTTCAAAAATTAGTTTTGGATCAGGTGCAAACTTTGATATTGGTTCATTGAAAGATACAGAAGTATTAAAATTATTTACAGATTTTATCGGAGATAATAATGTAGGTGCAATTCCATACTTGAATCTTCTTATAACAGGCGGCAATTCTAATGTAGGATTGACAACAGGAACAGGAAGCATTACTACAAGTACTGCAACAAATGCAGTAACAGGATCTGGTACTAATTTCACAACTCAATTAATTGTAGGTTCTGGATTATATGATTCATCAAATGTGTATATTGGCTCAGTAAATTCTATCTCAAGTGCTACATCTCTTGTCCTTACGAATAATGCACTATTATCTCAGACTACAGCAGCATTTAAGTACAATTTAGGACAATATGGATTTCCAAAAGATCAGGGCAAAGGATTTACTGCTTATATAAATGATGTTCTTGATAACAATGTATTTACAATCGGAACAATTGCATCATTGAAAGCTGTAAATCCAGGAAGCAATTATGATACAAAGCCATTTGTTCTTATTAGAAATGATATTATTGCTGGATATAATAGAAAGAATATCATTCTAGAAATTACAAACAAAACAGGCATTTTCTCTATTGGTGATTCACTAACTCAAAATGTAACTGTTCCTACTATTAATATGGGATACAATGCAAATACAGGTGCATTTACAGTTGGTGAAGGTATTACTCAAAATGTAGGTTTACCTGCTAACTCATTTGCAACAATCGATTCAATCAATACATCAACTTCAACAATGGTATTGAAAGATATGATCGGTAATATTATTGCAAATAATGCAGGCGGTCAAGCCATTCTGGGATTGAGTTCCGGTTCAACAGCTAATGTTACTATTGCTTCTCCAGTCAATGTTACTAGAGTTTCGAGAGGACATATTATCTCATTCCCTGATCCTAATACATTAGAAATCAAGAGAGATTCATTTAATGAGTCATTTACAAGTGGAAGTGTAATTATCAGTTCGAGCGGTGGATCAGCTAATATTGTTGCTGCTTATCAGAATGTGAACTCACTTGCAATGGGTAATAATGCAATCGTTACTGCTAATGTTAGTACCGCAAAGGGTATTGCTACAAGACTAGAAGTTATTAATTCTGGATATGGTCATCAGCCCGGAGATACAATTGAACTTATTAATAATAACAATATCTATGCCATCACAGGAACAGCAAATGTAATCAATGAAGGCATCGGAGAAGGATATTGGAAAAATACTCAGGGAATGTTAAATTCTGACAAGTACATTATCGATGGTGAATACTATCAAAGCTTTTCATATGAAATACAAACTCGATTATCTCTATCTAAATACATCGATATTATTAAACAATTAGCGCATGTTGTTGGGACAAGAATGTTCGGTAAAGTCTTGATTGATTCAAGATCATTTACTCCACTAGTTCCAACAACGATAAATTATAAAGATTCTTATATTCTCGATAGAGACAACAGCTATTTGCTGGATAGACAAGGAAACAATATTATTCAGATAAATAGAAATTATACAGTCAGCGGTTATACAGGAATTTTAGTAGTTGATAGATTTGAGAATACAATGGTAGACTATCAAGATCAAGCAATTTTATTAAGAGAAGATTAGGAAGGATAGAATGGCTAATACCTACATTTACAATATGAGCGATCTTTGGACGGTTCCAACAACGCAGTATGCTGCTATTGGAATGAATGTCACTGATACAGCATCTTTGGCTAATTCTCATTTGCTTAGACTTCAAGTGGGATCGGTAAATCGATTTACTATCGATAAGTCTGGAAATGCAGTAGGTGCTTCTTTCTTCGGAACAGGAACAGTATCCGCTCCTACCATTACCACGAATGGAATATTTACAGCAGGTAATACGACAGGAAATGCCGCAATTTTTTATGATTCTGCAAATGATTCTGTTGCACAATTTTTCGGTAATGTAAACAATTATATTCAAGTGTCTCTGAATAATATTAATACTGGCAACAATGCAAGTTCTGATTTTATTTTATATGATACATTAGGAATGTTGGCTAATAATTATATTGATATGGGTATCAATGGAAATAATTATAATCAAGCCGATTGGACAATCAATGGACCATCTGATGCATATATCTATACAGGAAATACAAATCTTGCAATTGGAACTGGCAAAACATCAACCAATCTAGTGTTCTTTGCTGGTGGCACATTAGCTGTCAATGAAAAATTCAGAGTTACACATTCAAATCTTTTTGTTATCGCAAATTCTACGGCTCTTGTAGCCAATGGATCAAATGGTGCATCCGGTGCAATTCTAAGTTCAAATGGAACAGGAATTAATTGGACAACCAATATAGCAAATGTCTCCAGCTTAACATTTACAAATTCAACATCCACAGCAGTAGCCAATGCTTCTAATTTAAGAATTGGTAATGGTACAGCCAATTCAATTTTAACTTCAAATTCACTTTTAGTTCAGAACTCTTCTGCAAGTATTTCTATCGTCAATCCAGCCAATCTAACAATTACTGCAAATACTGGACTAAATATTGGAACTCCAACATTAGCAGCAAATGGATTCTCATATCTTCCAAATGGATTACTGGCTAACTGGGGATGGGTATCAGCCAATACAATTGCAGGAACAATTACATTTACTCGGGCATTCACTGCTGTTCCATACAGTGTACAATTAACTGCTGCCGTTGCTGCTGCAAATAATCCATATCATTCTGCTAATCCTACCACATCTGGTGCTACTGTAAGAAATCAGAGTACTGGTACAGGTGCAAATGTATTTTATTTTGCCATTGGAGTTTAAGTTAAATGGCTACTTCAAATACTTCGGTATTTACTCTAAGAAGAAATCTATGGGTATTATCTGATAGATATCTTGATAAGCCATTTTATGTCTTTGGTGCCAAGTCTACTCCTTGGCCAAATGATAATGATCCTCCAATGGTAAATAACTCTCCGCATGAGTTTGAGTATCAAGTGAATAATGAAATGCTATTTGGAAAGTATATTTCTAATGGCTTTAGTTCATTGATGATTCCCAGATACGACTGGACATATGCAGAAGTATATGATCGATATGATGACAAAGATCCTGGATTATTCAATAAAAGATTCTATGTCATGACATTTGAAGCTGGAGTATATAATGTTTTTAAATGTCTGAATAATAATCAAGGTGCATTAAGTACTCAACAACCATTGCTCGCTGAAACTGCTCCAGATGATATTTTTTACAGTACAGCCGATGGATATCAATGGAAGTATATGTACACAATCAATGCAACGTTATTTAATAGATTTGCTACAGCGGATTATATTCCAGTTTTAGTTGATTCGGCTGTATCAGGAAATGCAATTAATGGTGCAATTGAAACATATGTAATCGATTCTGGTGGTTCAAATTATAATTCATATACGAATGGATATTTTACTGAGATTGCAGTAGGAGGCAATGATCGATATTTTGGTATTCAAGGATCAGAATCAACTACATTAACAATCTCTGCAAATACATATATTATCGGCGAAACAGTTAGTCAAGTTTATGGTGGTATAACAGCAAATGGAGTTGTAGTATCTCAAGCAGTAGCCAATTCATCCGCTTCTCTTTTGACTCTCAGAAATGTAAATAATATTTTTAATCCAGGTGCCAATCTACTGACTGGACAAACAAGTTCGAGTATATCAACTATCTTTGATACAACATCTCCTGATGTATCATCCAATAATAATTTTTATAATGACTGTTCAGTTTATATTGTATCAGGAACAGGTGCAGGACAGATTGAAAAGATTTCTCAATATTTTGTAATTGGTAATGCAAGAAGAATCTTAATCTCTAATCCATTTGCCATTACTCCTGATCTTTCATCAAAGTATATCATATCTCCTCGAGTTCAAATTACTGGAGATGGAACAGGAGCCAAAGCATTGTCTTCTGTTAATCCAAATACAAAACAAATTAGTAATATTGAAGTTATTAATAGAGGACAAGGATACACTTATGCTAATGTAAGTATCTTTGGTAACACAGGAACAACGTTCTCTACATCTGATAATGCAATTGTTCGTGCTGTATTATCTCCTCGCGGTGGACATGGATATGATCCTCCATCAGAACTGAATGCTCAACAAGTTTGCTTTAGTGCTACTTTTAATGGAACAGAAGGCGGTAAATTATCAGGTACAGGAGCAGAATATAGAAGAGTAGGTCTTATTGTAAGTCCTGAATATGCAAATGTCCTAGTAACATTTTCAAATACCGGTACAACTCAGGCATCATTTGGAGTTGGTACTTTTGTAACAGGACAAACAAGCGGTGCTTTTGGAAAAGTCGATAACTACTATTCTGGTAATTCTACAATTAAGATGGTAAATGTCACGGGAATATTTACATTAGGAGAATTAATAACTTCAGAATATGCAAATGGAGTTGTAGCCGTAGGACCATCAAGCAATTCAATTACTATTGCATCTACCGGAACTCCAACCGTATTTGATTCAAGAAAACTTTTAGTGTGTCCAACATCAACTCTAACAGGTGGAACTTTCTCTGTTGGAGATAAGATTGTTCAAATTGATGGGACATTAGATGTTGGATATGCAATGATTCATTATATCGAAATAGTCGGAGCAAATACAAATATTTACTTGACTGAAGTTCAAGGATATTTCCAATCATCAGATATTCCTACAAATTCATATAAATACATTTATGATAATGTAAGTAGACAGGTAAGAATACAGGTAGATGATATAGTAGATCCTGATATTGTTCCGTATACTGGCGATATCCTATATGTAAAGAATATTGAACCGGTTATAAGAGATAGTTCACAGTCAGAAACAGTAAAACTACTATATGGATTCAGTTAGAGGACAAAAATGGCCATAGAAACAAATTTGAATGTTAGCCCATATTTTGATGATGTTGAAAATGCTCTTAATAATAACTACCATAGAATTTTATTTCGTCCTGCTGTTCCTGTTCAGGCTCGTGAATTAACACAAATTCAAGATATTCTTCAGAATCAAATTGAAAGATTTGGCGAAAATATCTTTGTCACTGGATCAATTATCAAGGGCTGCAACTTTAGTTTCGATACAAATTATCATTATGCCAAAGTTTTGGATCTCAGGCCAATTGATAATCAGCCGGTTCAATCATCTAGCTATGTCGGTAAACTTGCTTATGAAGCTACATCAAATGTATATGCTTTATGTTTCAATTATCAAGATGGATTTGAATCGCAAGCACCTGATCTCAAGACATTATACTTCAAATATCTGAATACAGGTACTGCAGGACAATCTTCATTCTCTCCAGGTAGCCAGATTACTTTCTATAATACATCAGAAATTGCAGGTGCAAATTCAACAAATGGATTTTCAAATGCAGATGTAAAAATTGCATCTGGATCAACTTCAGTCGGTAGAGGATATGCAATGACTGTTTCTTCTGGAGTTATTTTCCAGAAGGGACATTTTATCCAAGTACCTGAAAATCAAACTGTTATCGTCTCAAAGTACTCTCAATATCCTAATAATGCTGTAGCAGGATTTTTAATTGATGAGAATATTATCAATTACAATCAAGATACAAGTTTACTTGATAATGCAACAGGATACTTAAATTATAGTGCTCCTGGTGCTGATAGACTTCAGTTAATTCCTGAGTTGGTTACATTTGCTACTGACAGTGCCCCATCAAATAATTTCTTTTCTCTTGTAGAGTGGCAGAATGGTAATATCGTTCGTTCATTTCAAGATACTCAATATAGTATCATTGGCGATGAAATGGCAAAGAGAACATATGAAACTTCAGGTAATTTTGTAATCAAACCATTTAAAGTTTCTATGCAAGATGCCAATTCAACTCATAACTATGCTGTTGTCTCAGCCGGTCTAGCATACATTGATGGTCATAGAGTCGAACAACTTAATAATGTATATGTTCCTGTCAGAAAAGGAACAGATATTAAATCATCGACAGTTCAGCAAGTTCAAACTAATTATGATAATTCAGTTCTTATCGGAGAATATGTAGGATCATTTCCTACTAATTTAATGCCTGTAGTATCTCTCAGAGATGCAGCAGGAAATAAAGTTTCAAATGGTCAGTATACAAATACAACACCTGCTGGAACAGAAATCGGTACCGCAAGAGCCCTCGCTGTTCAATATAGTTCAGGTACCGTTGGCGCACCCGATTGTATTTGGAAATTATATCTAACAGATATTGATATGAATCTTGGAAAAAATTTTCGAGATGCAAAATCTATATTTTCAAATTCAGCAGTAACTGGAGTATTTGGTTATGCTGATATTTTTAGACAATTAGATAAAGTTTCTAATACTTATATTTCATCGTTAGAAAATTCATCTATGTCCGCTCTTGTATTCCCAACAAACAAGAGTGGTCTTCTTAGTCTAGCTGGAACAGGAACTCTTCCTAGATTTGTTTATAGAACAATTTCTAATACAACTATCATTGCATCTACAGGCAATTCTTCAACTATTACCCTGACAACTTCTAATTTTCCATACGGAAGAGGTGAATTGACAACCAATGAACTTACATCAATTGTTGTTATTCCAACATTTATAGCTGGCGGTGCAACATATGCAAATGTTACATTAGCCAAATCTGGTAATGTTGTTATTACATCAGGTAGTTCTAATGTTGTTAATGCAACAGGTACTTCATCCAACTTCACTGTTGATTATCAAGTAGGCGATTATATTGTTTCGAATAATACTATTCGAAGAATTACTAATATTACTAATAGTTCTTTCTTAACTGTAGATAGATCCTATAGCTTTAGCTGTACTAGTTTGGAACACACTAAATGTTATCCACTCAATGTTCCTATTAATTTTCAGCAGAGAAATTCAAAAATAACAGTTCTAGACACTGCATCTCAGCAAATGTCTCTGCAATTAATTGCAGCAAATGGCACAAATGAAACATTAAGTGCTGATATGACTGTTTCAGTTCATCATAATGCATCAGCAAATACAACTGATAGAAATCTCCAATCGATTGATGATATTACTGTAAGAATTAATACTTCAAACAATGCTGCAGGAATAACTGGTCCTTGGTGTTTAGGTATTCCATATGCATTTAGACTAAAGAAAGTTTATAAGTCATCAAATACAGGAACTTTAGTAGGTAATACAGTCAGTACAAGTACTACTTTAACTGTTGCAGATACTTCTGGTTTTTCAAATGGAGTTATTCTTTTTGGACCAGGTCTAGTCAATGGAACAACAGCTAATGTTGGATCTCCAACTACATTTATCTTATCAACAGCAGCAACATCAACAGTAAATTTCTCTACTATTAAATGGGGATATTATTCAAATAATTCTGTAGATGATGTGACTAGTTCATTCTATTTGCAGAATGGGCAGACAGATGCTTTATTTGAACATTCATTCGTTGCATTTAATCCATCAAGCATGAATACAAAAATAGCTAATGGTGATCTACTTACTGTTATATTTGATGCATTTAGACCTCAAAATGACAATAGAGGTTATATTTCTGTAGATTCATATGCATCAGTTATTGGAAATGATGATTTGTCATATGAGACTATTCCAACTTATATGGATAAAACAAACAGAGAAATAGTTCTAAGAGATGCAATTGATTGCAGACAATTTGTTTCTAATAGTGCAGTGTATACTAATGCAATTTCATCATCTACGGTAAATCCTGTTTATACAACAATTCCTGCAAATATCGTTACAACTCCTCCAACTCCAAATACTGAGTTGTATATTGTTGCTCCAGATCAAAATTTCCAATATAATGTAAATCATTATCAAGGAAGAGTTGATAAGCTAACAATCAATTCATTCGGCAAATATCAGATACTTGAGGGTAAACCATCAGATAATCCTGTACCTCCTGCAGATACAAAGGGCAGTATGACTCTTGCTCTTATTGATGTTCCTCCTTTCCCATCTTATACTGCCACTCTATTCACAACCAATCTTTCATCTAGCTATGTCTCTACTTCTGTAATTAATCAGAATAGAGTTTATACGATGAAAGATATTGCTAAATTGGATAATAGAGTACAGAATCTTGAATATTATACATCACTCAATCTATTAGAGCAAGAGACAAGTTCGCTTAAGATTGTATCTGATGTAACAGGTGCAAATAGATTTAAAAATGGTATTTTTGTAGATAATTTTTCAACAACTGCTCTTTGTGATCTTGACAATCCAGAATTTAAAGCAAGTATAAGCACAAGTGAAACAGCACTGGTTCCATTGTATACAGTAGATAGAATTGGATTAAATTTTGCAAATGGAACTGGAATTGCATCTAATGGTAGTATTATCAGACTAGGATCAAATACAAGTACATCTGAAATTGCAATCGTAAAGCAAGGATTAGGAACAGAAACGACTGAATGCGCTTCTTCTCCATTTACATATTGTGGATCAGTTGTTATTACTCCAAGATTTGATAATCTTCCTAAAGTTTGCAATAAAAAGTGGGATACTAATCAATCTCAACCAACAAGAAAAGTCCATATTCCTTTCATACAACATCTATCTGGATCATCGGTTGCTCAAATAAGTGGTGGATTTGATATCAGCACATTGAGAGCAGGTCAGCCTCTTTATTGGGCAGTAGGAGCCATAGGATTTTCTTCATTCTCAGTTACTGTAACTGGACCAAATGGCTACATTTATACCGAAGCACTAAAATCACAAATTCTTCCCTATTCTCTCGGAGTAAACTTCTTTGAAGGTGGAGTATGGATTCCTTATACTTATCCAGGAACATATTCAATCTCTTATTCAAGAGTTCTTCAGTCTGGATTTACATCAGAAACAATTTCTAATGCTCATCCTTCAAGTTGTATTGTAACTCCTGTTGTTCCATTTACAACTCCAGATGTGGGTAGAGGAGCCGGAAGAGCAGTCGGTGTTCTATCGACAATCATAGTTGCCGATACATCTACTGTAGTTGTTCCTTCTGTTTCAAATACTCAAGTAACTCAAGTAGGAAATAATGTAACTCAAGGCGGTGTTGTCATTAATAATCCTTCTCTATTAAATAGAGGAATTGCGGGAGATCCATTTAATTTAAGAATGTTGAGAAATTTATTTACTGCTAATTCAGTAACATCTACAACGAGTACATACAAAGTTCAAGTACCAGCAGACTTAAATACCAGTATTACAATTCCTGGTATCTCAAATAATATTTCGTTAGCCGCTACAGTTCCTTTTGGCGCTTTCTCTCTAAATTTATTTTAAAAGGCAGTTTTTAAATGACATTAAGCACTCTTTGGATAGGTTCTACCACCTTAGTAAGCAATACTACAGTAGCAAGATCCGCAGTCTCTCAAGAGATTTCGGCACTTCTTCAAACTTATGGAAAAGTTTCTGCTGTTCAATCTGGATATTTTGTACCTGCACAAACAGGAAATCATGCATTTAAAATCAACACTGGTAATGGATGTTTTCTTGCCGTTAATGGAACAACTTTATTGAATTTGAATAATTTTAGTGGATGGGCAAATTCAGCCAATATAAGTTTAATTGCTGGCCAATCATACTCATTTGTATTAAGTGTGCCAATTGGAGCACAAAGAGGAATTACTTCTATAGTATATTCATTTGCAGGCGGAGCAGATCAAGCTATCCAGAATAATCAGATTTATTCAGCAACAGATATTAATTCAAATCCAATACATAATTCAAATGCAATTCTTCAGTCATTAATCTCAAGTGGAACTCCTGCTTATTTGCTTCCAGTTGCAAATATTATGCCTACAAATATAACAGCAAATAATAGAATTGCAACTGTTCCATGTCCAGCAGTTATTCCATCCACATCAACAGGTGTTAGACAGAGTATGGAAAATAACTTTCATTTTCCATGTCCAGTTCAAACGCCTGTCACTTGCTATAGAGATATTATAGTAACTCCTCCAATTGTCGATCCGCCTCCTCCAGTACCTGTTATTAATAATACAACTCCTGGAAGTTCCGGTGCAGGAAATGCTATCAATCGGTATCGTCCTCAACTTAGAGGTAGAAATGTAATTTTCTAAACTAAATATTGAATTAATTAAGTTTAAAAGGAAAACAAAAAATGGCTACTTCACTATTTGGTGATATTAGCGGAATCGATCTAAGTGGATTACTTGGACCAATTCAACCACCAATAAATGCAAATCCAGGATCAGCCGGAGGATATACTATTCCTTCTTCTAATCCATTAGCATATATCCGCTCTCAGAAAATCGGTCTTCAGATAAATGGTATGATTCCAAATACCAGATTATCGTTATTCTGCGATTCAATTAATATCACAAAACTTTGTGCTCCAGCAACTCCAATCACAAATGTAAATTCAATTACAATCGATACTGAGTTCCAAGATTCGGGTAATATCGGAGATGCAATTGTTACAAATGCAAATGGTTCTGCATTTGCTGTATTTCATATTCCTGAAAATATTTTTCAAATTGGTACAAAGAATATTTCAATCTTTAATTATACTTCTGATACTGATGGGTATCAAACAAAGTATTCAAATAATAGTTGTCATGCATTCTCTACTTTCTCTGTAGCTGATACAGATCAAAATGATCTTACTGATCCTGTTGTATTCTCTACTGCTCCTCCTTCATATGGCTGTTCTGCTAATACTACTTCCGGAAGAACAGGTGGTGCAGTTGATTATAGCACTCAACCATTATGTCAATCTTTCTATGTCGGATCAGATATGGCAGATGGACAAGATGGAATCTTTATCAATTCAGTAGATTTATATTTTTCAAAGAAATCAAATACTCAACCAGTTTCAATTGAAATTCGGACAATGAGTAATGATATGCCCACCCAAACAATACTACCATATTCTACTGTAACAAGAAATGCAGCTTCAGTAATTGTAGCTCCATATGCCGAATCGTCTAGTTCATTTGCTACAAAATTTAATTTTGAGAGACCAGTTTTCTTAAAAGCTGGTTATTATTATGCTATTGCTGTAAATCCCGGCGGACAAACTCCTGATTATAATGTTTGGACAGCAACTACAGGAAAAACAACAACAGCAGGAACAGTGACTAATAGTTGGGGACAAGGAAAACTTTATAAGTCAACAACTAATGGATCTACTTGGTCTGCTGTTCCAAATCAGTTTTTAAAATTTAATGTCAATAGAGTCCAGTACAATAGTGAATTTCTATCAAATGGTCAAGTAAAGATTGTAAATGGCGACTATGAATTTTTAAGTTTCATTAATCCAGCCAATATTGGATTTATTGTGGGTGAGTATGTTTATCAACAACCAACGGCTCATATCTCAATTTGTTCTGTATCTACAACATCAAATACACTTGCAATTAATTCAACAGCATATGGTAGCTTGACTACTATTAATGCAGCTCCATTAAATGATTTTGCAGTTGGAGATCAAGTTGTAGTCTGCGGAAGTTTTCCTGAAGTAGATCAAAATGGCTATGGTAGATTTAATTATAATCTATTTGGTAATGCTGTATCATTAAAAGTTCTTTCAGTACATCCAAGTGGATTGAATTTAGAATTTGGCTATTCAAATGGAGCTTCGATCACTGGAACCCCTTGGTCTAATGGTGCATGTCATATCTATAAGACACAACCTGGTCACGTTTCATATGATCCATCTTCAAAAACAATAGTCGGAATTGGAACTAAATTTGATATCAATCAAAATACAAATGAAGCCGATCAATCAGATAAAAGACCTCTTGTTATACACACAGGCAATACTACAATTGCAACTTATGAAGTTCTTTGGCCTTCTGCTGTTGTAAATTCTACATCAATCATATCTAAGAATTCACCATTAAAAGCAATTCCTGCAGGAAGACAAGCTATTCCTGTTACTGCACCTGTTGGTAGAGTTGTTGATATTGATTATACAAGAAATCTTATTATTCTTGATAAGTCAACAGCTAATGCATCATCAGGTGCAGCGGCTGCAGCTAATGTATATGCTACTCCAACTTTCTTTGCTCCCGGAAGAACTTTGGTTGGAACCAAGTCAGGAGCAACTGCAATTATTTCTTCTATTCATAATATCGTAGTAAATTCTGTTCAACCTGTTATTCAGACTTCAATACCTCAGGGAACATCAATTAGCTACACTGCAAATGTAACTGCATCTGATTATAATACAATTAATTATCCAAGTTATTCACCAGGAATCACAAATTATTTTACAAATAATCAGATTATTGTAGCATCTAGATCAAATGAAGTATTGAAAATGAGTGGAAGAAAATCATTCATTATCAATGCAACATTATCTTCAAATTCAACTGTATTATCTCCTACAATCGATTTGATCGGAGGAGCTTCTCTTCTTGCTAAAACAAATATTATTGGTTCATCCGTTGTAGGCGAACATAAAAATAATGGAAATGCCAAATCAAAATATGTATCTAATATTGTAACTCTCAGTGAAGAAAATGATGCAGAAGATTTAAATGTTTATCTTACTGCATACAAGCCTCTAGGAACAAATATTGTTGTATTTGCAAAACTACTGAATGCATCAGATAATGAATTGTTTGAGGATAAAGACTGGTCGTTACTAAGACAAATTACAGATGAAACTTTATATTCAGATTCGATTAATCAAAATGATTATAAAGAATATCAGTATACTTTGCCTACAAATCCTACCGCTATTCCTTTTGAAAATTTAATTACAACAAATGGAACAACAACAATAACTGCAACGAATGCAGATACTGCTTGGCTATCGGTATTTACAAATGGTCAGTTGATCGCTTTATATTCTGATATATATGGTTCTAATTTTGAAGTGAATAAGATTGTGACTGTTAATAGTAATACAAGCATTACTCTTGCTAATCCGGTTGGTCTTCCTAATTCATCATCTGGAATTGTTGCTGCAATGCCATTCCCATATAGTGCCTTTAAAAATTCAAATAATGGAAATATTGTAAGATACTATAATACAAATGGATCAGCATATGATTCCTTCAGGAAGTTTGCAATCAAGATTGTATTTACGGCTCAAAATAGCAATCTCGTTCCTAAGGTTGCAGATATAAGAGCCTTAGCATTATCGGTATAAAAATGTCATATGATCCCACAGATAATCCTAGTTTTGTACGAGAAAATAATAGTGGTGCTTTAATAAATAAGAATATTGATGAATTGAGAGTATTAAAAGCACAAAGAGATAAGATGTTATTTCAGCAAAATGAACTTAAAGACTTAAAGAATCAATTAGAACAAATCAAAGCTTTACTGGCAAAGGGCGGAATTAATGTCTAAACCAAATTATTCCAATTTAATTTCAACTTATGATACCTTTGCTTCATGGTTAACTAAGACGAATGAACTCGTCAATGATATGAGAACATCGGTTGTTACCACCAATGCTTCTTCCACTCCTGATGTTACTACTGGTAATGGTTATGTAAATGGATTCTTTGGCTCAAATACAATGTATGTCATCACAGGACTGCATGGCGGAACTCCAACTGCATTAGCTAATCTTAATATCAGTTCAAATCTTGTCATCAGTTCTAATACATTTATTTCTGCAAATCTTCTGGTAACCGGAACTGCAAATGTTACTGTCAATCTAAATTCAGTTGGTATTGTTTCGAATAATATTACTGTCAATAACAATATTACTGTTACTAATACTGCAGTATTGAATACTGCAACTGCAGTAACTGCAAATGTAACTACAGCCAATATAGTTACTCTCGGAGTTACTGGAGTTACAACAACTGCAAATATCAATGTAACAAATAATGCAAATCTAGTTAGTGCTAATATCACAACAGCAAATATCACAACTCTTGGAGTTACTGGACTTTCTACTTTTGTAAATACAACTGTTGGATCTGGTACATCAAATGTCCAAGCAAATACCACTCAAATAACAATTTCAAATCCATCTGCAGTAGCAACAGTAAATGCCACCACATTTACCGGTACTGCTGCTAATGCAACTCTTCTTAATAATCAGAATGGTGCATTCTATACTAATGCAACAAATATCACTACCGGAACTCTTCCTTGGAATCAAGCTCCTACAAATACTGTCAATACAACAGGTGCATTTACTTTTACCGGTATTCATACTTATAATGTAAATGCAATTGTCAATACTGCAACTTTAACAGTAGGCAATGCAAGTGTTAATGTTGTTTCAAATACTACAACTCTAGCTGTCTCAAACTCTACTTCATCTGTGACAGTAAATTCTGGAATTATATTTGTAGGAAATGCATCTGCAAATGTTACTGTCAATTCTTCTATATTCAGTGGAACTGCAAACAACTCTTTAGCATTAGGTGGATTTATTGCTAATACAAGCAGTCCATCAGATGGATTTGTTCTTGCATTTAATCAATCTGAAAACAGAATTAAGTGGGTAAATCCATCAGGAATTAGTACGGCACTAACTTCAAATTCAGTTGTTGCAAATGCAAGTCTACAAGCAGGTTCAAATGGATCGACTTATGTATTGACTGCAGAAGGTAATACTATATCCACAAATCTGGTAATGAGAGCTAATAATATTTCTCTTACTGTTGATTCTGGAAATATTAGATTAAACAGTAATACTCTAGTCTCTGATCGATTATTGGCTGGAAATACAGATGCAAATGTCACAATTGTAACGTCAACAATTACAATTCAAAATTCATCTTCTGTTGCCACTCTGACTCCAAATTCATTTAGCAGACAAGCTAATGGTGCAACACATCTGGGACCTGAAGGTTCTGGAGTTAACTTATCTACTCTTCAAAGTCAAATTACCGGTAATGCATCAACAGCATATACAAATGCAACTAATTTTGCCTCTAATGCAACAAATATTACAACCGGTACTCTGAGCGGTTCTGTACTACCTGCTTCTGTTGTCAATACATCAGGAAACTTTGCGATATCAGGTATTTTAACTTATAATGCCAATTTGTTTATGAATACTGCAAATCAACTATTGATTGGTAATAACTCGGTAAATGCCGTTGCAAATCAAACAACAATTGCAATTTTTAATACTACAACCAATACTTCTATTACTCCAGGAACTATAACATTTGGTGGCGGAGCAACTGTCAATAATACAATCTATTCTGGTACTGCAAACAATGCTAGTAATTTCGGCGGAGTTACATTAGGAACTCTTCAAAGTCAAATTACGGGTAATTCAGGAACAGCATATTCTAATGCTGTCTCGTATCTGACTGTAAATAATTATACCGTTGGCGGTAATATTAACTTTACCGGAACAAGAATTGGCGTTGGAACTTCTTCTCCTCAAACAGCATTTCAAGTTGGAGCTGTAACACCAGGAACTGCAGAAGCAACCAACAAAGGTACAGTTCAAATTAGTAGTTCAGGAGATTTTGAATCTCAATCTGGATTAGAATTTAAAGCTTCTGCTTTTAGTTCAGGATATGGTTGGAAAATAATTAGTCCAGATAGAGGTTCTGGCAATGCTCCATTAGCAATAGGATATAGATCCGATTCTTCTACTTGGAGAGAAGCTTTAACAATTAGAGGAGATTTTGGCGGAACCGTAGGTATCGGAACAAACACTCCTTTTAGAAAATTTGAAGTTACAAATAATCAAAACTTTACATTATCTTCTTTAACGAGTTCTTCTACAACTGCCACAGCAACTACTAGCGTCCCTCATGGTTTAAATAGTGGAGATCAAGTTACAATAGCAGGTGCAACTCCATCTGCTTATAATGGAACTTATATTATTACTAGAACTGGTATAAATACTTTCACATATACTTTTGCTGGAGGAACAAGCCCAGCAACAGGAACAATAACTGCTATTAATAATTTTCAAGTTTCAGCATTATTTCGAAGCAATGCCTCGGTATCAGGCGGAATATTACTAGAAGAAAGCTCAACTACAGGAACTCCGCATTTATGGATTAGAAATCAATCTGCTTGGACTACTGCAAAAACAACAGGAAGTTTTAAGATTGATGGTCTAACAACTACGAGCGCATATACTCAATTTGCAGGAATAGATGCATATTCTGGTACAAATAGTTCAACAGGCGCACCAACAAGCCTTGCATTTTTAACGAATGATGGTTCAGCTTTTGCTGAAAGAATGAGAGTTGGGTTCGGCGGAAATGTTTCAATAGGAACTACTGATACTGCTAATTATAGATTGACGGTTCAAAGACCAGCAGGAACAGCAGCCGGAGATGTTAGACTTACGGACGGAACATATTGGCTAAATCTTGGTTCTAGATTGAATGTTGGAAATTGGAACCCACTAACTCAAGCCGGGGATGCAGCTTTAATTTATTCTCAAGGCACTGCTGATACCGGAGGAATAACTATTGGCCAGTGGTCCAACAGCTGAAGAGGAATTAGAATTGATTCTGTCGGTAGAGTTGGTATAGGCATATCTTCTCCTGCAAATGATTTGGATGTTTATTCTGAAAGTACAAATACTGATAGAAGGATTAGGATGTATAATAATTCTGTCGGCGCTTCGGCAACGGCTGGATTAGTCCTAGCAACTGGCACACTGAATGCATTTATAGTAAATCAAGTCGTAGATAATAATGGAACAGCTTATTATCAGCAGTCTGCCGGAGGCGGAATTAATTATACTGTATATGATAGTCCCCAGCATATATTCAGAACATCAGCAGGAGTCGAAAGAGGAAGAATTGATGCTGATGGCAGGTTACTATATTATAGAGGATTTGATTGGCAAGGAAGTGCTCACGAACCTTTCTATATTAAACCTCCAAATATAGCAGGAACAGCTTTATCCGCTGTAAACACATTACAGATATATCAAACGACTAACAATCAAGATGCGTTTATGACGTTCCATTCGTCAAATGATTTTGCTTTCCATTTTGGTTTAGATGCAACTACAAATGATCTGTTCGTTGGAGGTTGGAGTTTTGGTGCCTTCAAATATAGAGTTTGGCACGAAGGAAATGATTCAACTCTTGCTGCTAAAACTCAAACTCTAACAAACAAGAGAATTAATCCAAGAGTTTCTTCTGCTGCCAGCGGAGATATTTCTCCGGATATTTCGGCGGCTGATATGTATATCAGAACTGCGCTTGCTGCTGCTGCTACAATTAATGCTCCTACAGGAACTCCGGTTAGCGGAAATAGATTAATGTTCAGATTGAAAGATAATGGAACAGCAAGAGGATTAACTTGGACATCAGGCGCTAATGGATTTAGAGCAGTAGGAATTACTCTTCCTACAACTACTGTTGTTAGCAAAACTACATATGTAGGATGTATCTGGAATGCAGATGATTCAAGATGGGATGCTATAGCAGTATCTACTGAAGCCTAATGGAGTTTAACTCGTAATGTACGGAAAAATTAGAACCATAGTTTTGACTGGATCCGGAACATGGACAGTTCCTGCTGATTGGAACAACGATCTGAATGTTATTCATGCTATCGGAGGCGGAGCCGCTAGAGGAGTTTCTGGAGAAAGCGGCGGCGGTGGTGCCTATTCAAGATATGTAGGATTTAACTTATCTCCAGGGCAATCTGTTTTCTATTCTGCTCTAGTCACAGGAAGTTCTGCTGGATCATTAGGCAATGATGCTTGGTTAAACAAAGTATCAAATGCTGTTCCATCTAATAATACACAAGGAATATTGGCAAAGGGCGGCGGAACCGTATCAACACCCTCAGCAGCAGGACTAGCTTCAGGTTGTATAGGCGATGGTAGGGCATTTAATGGAGGAAGTGGAATTATTGCAGGAGGAGGCGGCGGTGGTGGTGCTGCAGGTCCCCATGGACCAGGAGGTAACGGCGGACTAGGAAATATATTTGGAGTAGAATCGGGAGGCGGTGGTGGTGCAAACGGAGGTGCTAATGGCGGAAATGCCGCTGCTGGAGTAGGAGGCGCAGGCGGAAATAATAGATTTGGAACCGGAGGAGGAAGTTCTTCAGCCGGAAACGGTTCTAATGGTGGTGGTGGCGGCGGAAGTTCAACAGGAGTTGCAGGAGCTGGTTCTCAAGAAAATATATGGACAGATTCTTCAACCGCAGTCACTGTTGGTCCTGGAGGCGGTGGCGGCGGTGGTAGTGGTGGTGGTCTTGGTGCTGGAGGAGGATATGGAAGCGGAGCAGGATCAGGATCAACCGCAGCCGGAGGAGCATTAATTGTAATTACATATGTTCCAGTATCTGCTTATAAAACAATCTTTCTAACTGGAACAGGAACAACGACCGGAACTGCATGGGTAACTCCCAGCGATTGGAGCAACTCATTTAATAGCGTGACAGCTATCGGCGGAGGCGGATCGGGAGCAAATAATATCACTAACGGGGGCGGCGGTGGCGGAGGTGCTTGTGCATGGATCCGAAATTTAACTCTGAATACAGGAGATTATCTATATTTTTCTGCTCCTGCTCAGACGGTAGGAAATGGTAATGATGCTTGGGTTAACAAAGCAGCAGCATCTGCTCCAACAGTTTCTTATAATGGAGTTCTTGCTAAAGGCGGATCGGGAACTACAACTTCAACCGGAGGAGCAGGAGGCTCAACCGGAACTATCGGCGATGTTTCTTTTGCTGGAGGAACCGGAGGAGCTGGCGTAACTGGAGGTCGAGGCGGTGGTGGTGGTGCTGCTGGACCATTAGGAACAGGTGCGAATGGAGGAACAGGAAGTAGCACAGGAAATTCTGGAGGAGGAGGTGGCGGCGCTAATGGCGGCAGCGCAGGAGGAGCGCCTCCTACTGGATCTAATGCAGGCAATGGCGGTGATGGTAGATGGTTAGCAACTTTCGGAACCGGAGCAACTTCTTCTTTTGCAGGAAGCGATGGTTTTTATGGAGGCGGAGGCGGTGGAGGATTTGGAACTACCAACAACGACGGTAAGTTTGGAGGTATGGAAGTTTTATACAAACAAACTATTGCTCATAGTACAGGAACCACAACAAGCTTGGGCGCTTTAGTCGGACCAGGAGGAGGCGGAGGTGGAAGCGGAGCATCTGGCGCTGCTGTAAGTTTTGGAGGAGGATCTTATGGATACGGAGGAGGTTCTGGAGGAGCAGGACCCAGTCAGGTAAGAACAGCCGGAGGAAATCCAGTAATTATTATTCAATATGTTCCTTCAGATTTATTGAGAGTTCTATTTTATACAGGAACAGGTTCATTTACGGCTCCGGTCGATTGGAACAATACAGCAAATTACGTTGCTGCCATAGGAACAGGAGGCAGCGGAGATGTAAATTCTGCTGGCGGTGCTGGTGGAGGAGCGTATTCACAAACAAGCGAACTTATGTTAAATCCTGGACAAACAGTTTATTATTCTGCTCCCGCCTCTGTAGACCAAGTTGTAATTGATGCTTGGCTTAATAAAAATAATAACGGTTCCCCAACTATTAGTACATACGGCATTGTAGCAAAAGGAGGAATATCATCAACGAGCGCAACAGGAACAGCAGGGGGACAAGCTTCTTCTTGTGTTGGCGATTTTGCATTTAATGGAGGAAGCGGAGGCAATTGGGCTGGTGGAATTAATACTGGTTTCGGCGGCGGTGGTGGTGCTGCTGGACCAAACGGAATCGGAGCAAACGGAGGTACAGGCAGTGCTTCCGTTGGCGGCGGTGGTGGTGGTGCTAATAAAGGCGGAAATGGAAGCGCAGGGACTGCAGGAACTAATATATTTGGTCAAACAAATAACGGCGCGGGCGGTGCTCCGGGATCACCTGCAACAGCAGGAACATCTCAAGCTATTTGGGTAAGAACTTCTGATTCTGCTGTTGCAGGTCCCGGCGGTGGCGGTGGTGGTGGTAGTTCTGCGGGACAAGGAGGCGTAGGTGGAAATTATGGTGCAGGTGCGGGAGGATCAGGAGGAAGTAGACCAAAAGGCGGCGATTCGTTAGTTGTCATTCTTTATTCAGCCGTTATAGCATCCGGCGGAAATATGTTTTTGATGTTTCAATAAATAATATTTTTAGAAAGAAAATAAATGAAAACATTCAAGCAATTTTTCGCAGAACAAGCATCGACAAGAAGCTTAGATGAAGTGCTTGAATTATTCAAGCCATTTGTACAAAAAGAACTAGGTATACAGAAGCTTCCTCCTATTAAAATAGTCAAAGGAGAAGATGCTCAACAGATGAAAGCTTTCGGTTGTTGGGATGGAGAATCAGTAACTCTTTGTCCTGATGGAAGACATCCTATGGATGTTATGAGAACTTTAGCCCACGAATTAGTTCATCATTCTCATAATCATACAAATGGCGAAGATGGAAGTGATGATGAAAATGAAGCCAATGCTAAAGCAGGAGTAATAATGAGGAGGTTTGCCAGAGAATATCCAAACCTATTTTGATAAATAAAGAAAAGTAGGAGTTTTTTTATGGCATTAAAGGCAAATTTAGTTATAGATCAAGGATCAGATTTTATTCAAGATATTGAAGTATCTGATGCTAATAATAATTTAGTTGATTTGTCCGGATATACAGGTGCCGCTCAAATTCGTAAAGCATATACATCATCAACATCTAAAGTTTTTGCCGTCACTACAAATTCAAATGGAATTATTCAAATTTATATGAATGCTGCTAATACAAATTCTTTGAGTTCAGGACAATATGTATGGGATTGTGAACTAACTGAAAATTTGTCTGGAATTGTAATTAGAATTGTTGAGGGTATTGTTGTAGTAACTCCATCCGTTACGAGATAGACAAATGACAATTTATAATAATCCTACAATTAAAGTAAAGCTAAGAAACTCTACTACATTATCAGTTCCATTGCCTGCATTTGTTAATATAAATGCAGTCAATATTATAGCAACAAATGCTGTAAGCATTGGAAATGGTTCAGTAAACACTCAAATTAATTCTACATCTGTAAGTTTGAGAAGTCTTAGAGCCAATGGATCTTTTGGTACATCAGGTCAAGTACTAACCACCAATGGAACAGGAGTATATTGGAGCACTGTTTCAGGTGGAGGTGGAGGCGGTTCTTTCTCGAATGGTATCGCTTATATTTGGTCAGATATTCAAACATTTGAAGCAAATGTAATTGTAAGCAATTCAGTTCTTTCTGTTGGAAATTCATCAGTAAATGTAACAACAAATACAACTCACATTATTGTTGGAAATTCATCAGTAAATGTAAGTATCAATTCTACTGCATTTAGTGGCACAGCAAATAATGCTACAAATCTGGGTGGTATTTCCGCTGCAAGTTATCAAACAACCACTGGTCTAGCAGCAAATGTTGCAACTCTAACTGCAAATAACTCTACAAATCTAAATGGTCAAAATTCTAGCTTTTATACTAATGCTACAAATATAACAACAGGAACTTTAGCAGAACCTAGACTTCCATTTAGAATGAATCAAAATGTCCAAACTACAGATTCTGTTGTGTTTGGTAGCGCAACTATTTCCGGCAATTTAACTGTTCTTGGTTCTTCGATTGTAATACAAGGAAATACCACGACCTTTGTTGATAATATGTTGTACCTTAATCAAGGAATATCGGCAAATATTTCAAATATTATTACAAACGGTTCTCAGATTAGATTTGTTGCAAATAATAATTATCAAGCAGGATGGGATGTAGCAGTAATCGGAGTCAATCCTTCTTCATACAATACAACTTATTTAAACATAGTATCTGCTAACTCAACCGAGTTTGTTGTTACTGGTACTAATGTAGATCCTTATGTCTCGGGAGGCATTGCTAGAGGCAAATCAGAATCTAATCCAGATCTAGGTTTAGCCGCCGGATATAATGATGGTTCATATCATCATACAGGTATCTTTAGAGATGCGACTGATGGATATTGGAAAGTATTCGAAGGATACGATCCTGAACCAGACGCTTCAATTTATATTGACACTTCCGATTCTTCTTTTACAATAGCAAATTTTTGGACGAACTCTGTTCGGTTAGGAAATACCACTGTTTATGCTACAGCCAACAGTACACAATTTTCTGGAACTGCAAATAATGCCACTAATTTCAATGGTCAAAATTCTAGCTTTTATGCTAATGCTACAAACATAACAACAGGAACTATTGCGGCAGCAAGGCTTGCAATTAGCGGAACTCCAGATAGCACAACATATTTGAGAGGCGACCAAACTTGGGCAGGATTGACTCCTACTCTTCCTGGAGGAGTAGATACTCAAGTTCAATTTAATGATGGCGGCATTTTCGGAGGAAACAATCTTTTTGTTTTTGCGAAAGCGACATCGAGACTTACGATTGGAAATAATACAGTAAACACAGCAGTTCTTCCTGCTTCTATTTTAGTTTCTAATTCTACATCACAAATTTCTGTCAATACGGGAGTAATTTTAGTAGGAAATGCTTCAGTAAATGTGTCGATCAATTCGACGGCTTTTTCTGGCACAGCAAACAATGCTACAAATCTAGGTGGTGTTGCTGCTTCAGGATATCAAACAACTGCTGGTCTTTCTGCTAATGTTGCTACCTTAACTTCTAATAATTCATTAAATCTCGGTGGTGAATTACCAGCATTTTATACTAATGCAACTAATATTTCTACTGGAACTTTAAATCATGCAAGACTTCCTGCGAATGCAGTTTTCTGGTCAAACAATAATAGTTATACAGCAATTCAAACATTTAATGCAAATGTATTTGTTAATACTGCAACTTTATCTGTTGGTAATACAACAGCAAACGTTACTGTTAATACCACTGTATTGAGTATCGGAAATACTTCAGTCAACACAGTCGTCAATTCTACTGCTCTTGTTTTAAAAAGTTTAATAGCGAATGGATCGATTGGCGGAATCGGAGAACTCCTTGCTTCGAATGGAACTGGACTTTATTGGACCTCTCCTCCTTCTGGTTCTTTCTCTAACGGAACAGCTTATACTTGGTCTGCTCCTCAAACATTTCAAGCAAATGTTGTATTACAAGATCGTCTAAGCGCAAATGGTTCGTTCGGAAGCGCGGGTCAAGTTTTAACATCAGCAGGAACTGGATCTAATGTTTATTGGGCAACTCCAACTGGCGGAGGTGGTGGCGGTTCTAATGAAACTGTCTCTACGGTTTCTGTAAACACAACTTTAGCGGCTCCGACAACTTTCTATATCGCATCAGGAACTATAACACTGACTCTTCCGACAGCAGTCGGAAATTCAGGATTACGATTCTGGATTAAAAATAACGGAACAGGAGAAATTACAGTTCTTCCTCAATCTGGACAAACTATAAATGGTTATATAAATATGATAATAACAGAACAAAATTCGGTGATGGGTTTAGTTTCTGATGGTTCAAACTGGAACGTATATTAAGGAAATCTTATGGCATATTTCGAAACTCAAAAAATAAAAGATTCTAAAGGCGAAGTAGTTAATCCAGCATCGGAAGAATCTGTTGTTTTGCTTAGAAGAATTGCTAAGATTTTAGAAAATCAGCAAGCCGTAGATCCTCAACAGAGACAAAGAATTACTCTGGATAACGTTACTGCAGGTACTACGCTTCCCACAGTAACAACAGTAACAACAGTAGGAACGGTATCCACTATCACAGCCGGAACTATAACCACGGTAGGATCTGTCACTAACATTGCTGGGTTGTTCAACTGGAACCAACAAATTCTTTCCGATCCTGCAAGAACTGCATACAACACCGGAATTAGATCGCAACTAACTTTTTCATAATCAGGGGAATATATAAATGGCACTTACGTCTAATAAATTGACAAAGCAAGTTGATCTTCCAGTTTGGGAATGGACAAGACCTCTTCCTGTTGCATCGACTAACGGTCTTTCAGCAGTTTGTAATGCAGATAATACAGATTTTAATGAAAATTCAGGTCGTTACATTTATGCGCTACTTAATGCTACGAACTTCTGGCGTTATGATACTGTAACAGATACTTATCAACAATTAGCTTCTCCTGGTATTACTCCATTAACTGCAACTCATATGGCATTTGCTGGTGCCGTAGGTTATTTTGGTAGAGTTGTAAGCGCAACTTCGACAACTATCTTTACAGGACTACCTAACAACTCAGCAGTAGGATATAGAATTAGAATTGTTTCGGGGAGAGGCGCAGGACAAGAAAGAATTATTACTTCAGTTTCTGAGCCTACCGTCGCTGATTGGGGTGCAGTAACTACAGCCTCTGCAGCAAACATCACTGATACAAACAAAGCATGGACTTTTAACAACTGGGTTGGTTATGTTGCAAGAATAACTGGCGGCGCAGGATTTAATCAAGTTAGAAAAATTCTTTATAATACAGCTACAGTTGCAACCATTGCCGATTTAAACATTTATGCTTGGGATTCTGATTGCTCTCCCATGTCTCCTACTGCTGGTACAATCGGTATGACGACAACCGCTGTTGGTTCTTCAACGGTTATCGGTTCTCAATATCAAATCGAAGCATCAACAATTACTGTTGATACAGCTTGGACAGTCACTCCAGATAACACTTCTAGATATGTTATTCAATCCGGAGGCATTTATTTACTTTCCGGAGCCACTGTAGCAAACGGCGGCGCCACAATGCAATATTATAGCGTCTTAGAAGATATTTGGTATGCAAAATCTATCAATAACTCTATGATTCCTGTTGTATCTACAGATGCTTCAATTGAAAGATTTACAGAAAATTCTAGCATTTGGTATACAGGAAAAGCTTCAAGTGGAAATACTAGCAGTCTGACTGATAGCACTTCTAATTGGACAATTGATCAATGGGCAGGATATAAAGTTCATATTTGGTCAGGAACAGGTAGAGGACAATTAGCAAATGTTGCTAATAATACTTCCGCTCAATTAAATTTTAATCCTGTTCTATCGACTGCTTTAGATTCAACGAGCCGCTATAATATTGTAGGATATGATGCAGGAACTCTAACTTCAACAAGCGGAAAGATCGTTTTTGATTCTTCAAAAACTTGGGAAGTTAATCGTTGGACAAATTATGCTATTAGAATATTATCAGGAACGGGAGACGGTCAGACAAGACAAATTCAAAGCAACGGAACAGATAGCATAGTTGTATATGAACCCTGGACAGTTCAGCCAGATAGTACATCAATCTATGCTATTCAGGCTTATAGCCCTGATATGTTGTTCTCTCTTGGTGGTAATGCCGAGACATATCTTTATCATTTAAACGGTTCAGATATGTTATCTCATGGAAGAGTTTTGGATGAAGGAACTATTCAGGTTGCTTGTGCAATTCCTACTGACGGAACGTCAACAGCAACTCATGTTATCTACTAACAAAAGCCTGTTTCTATTTCGGCTCTTTCTGGAACAACAACTATTACCGCAACTACAGTTCAGCCTCACCAATTTAAAGTTGGACAGTGGGTCTCTATTAGAGGCGTAACTTCTGCTGCTGCTGACGTTTATAACGTCACTGGTAAAGTTCAGATCGCAACTATTCCTTCTTCAACCTCTTTTACCTATGTCCCTAACGCGGCTGGTACTGGTACATATCAATATTCAGAAAACGTAACAGTTGGCGCTTCAGTTGCCCCAGATGCTTCGAAACATTTTGCTGATCTTGCAACTGGCGGTTCGACTACATCAGTTACGTTTACAAGAGCAACCCCATCTAATATCAATGGTTGGTATGCTTATGGTACAAATATTGCTGCTGGCGCTCAAGTTGCGAGCGGAGCAGGAACTACAACAATAAATTTCAATCTTACAGGAGCAGGCACTCCAACAGGAACAATTGTATTTACAAAGTGGCCTAGACCTGTAACTGCTACATATTCATCAGGCGGCGGCGCTGGTGTATTTACGGCAACTATGAGCGCATCAATTCCGGCTTATGTAAAGGGTTGGCTTGCTACCGGAACAAATATTGGTATAGGAGCTTATGTGACGGGCGGAGAAGGAACAGTAACACCTCAGTTCTCTATTCAATGTGCTGGTGCTCCATCAGGAACTATAACTTTCAGTTATCCTGTAAATAATCCTTTGCCTGTAACAGCAACTTATAGCTCAAATCCTAATACTACTAGCATAACATTTACAGGAACTGTTCCGTCTTATATTAGAGATTGGTTTGTTTCTGGAACTAATATCGGAAACGGAGCCAGAGTTGTATCTGGCGAAGGTACAAATACTATCGTAGTTTCGACTCCTCATGCAGGAACTCCATCAGGAACAATTACTTTCTATGCTCCTACTGAAGTTAATGCTATGATTTACGCCACAACAGCAGCTCCTGTTGCTTCAGCCACTGGTCTTTTAGCAACAGGAACAGCGGGTCAGTTAGTCGCCCAAAACGTAAACAACGGAACAATTATGATTCCTCTGGCGGCAATGACTGCTGTAGCTTCAGGTCTTTCTAGATATGTTATTTCTAGAAGAAATATGATAGGGCAGTTTTATGCAGGACAAAACCTTTCTTATCTATCAGGAGTAACTTTAGGAACTCAATCTACTGCTGGCTTGGTGGATACAAACGCTTTCTGGGCAACCGCAACAGGTTCAGGCGGCGGAGTAGGAGCAACTTCATTTACATTATCAGCAATAGGATCTCCTATTCATAATGGTTGGTATGTTTCTGGAACAAATATTCCTGCTGGTACTAGAGTTGTTTCTGGTGGCGGCACAACTACAATTGTCGTTGATACTCCTTTAACAGGCACAGTTTCTGGTACAATAACTTTCACTGCTTGGTCTGCCCAAGGATTAACTGGAAGAAGAGTAAGAATAATCTCTTCAACAGGTATCAATCAGGAAGCTACAATAGGTATCGTGGCACCTACAACGGGAACTATAACAACAACAGCAGCTTTGACGACTGCTCCTGCAACTGGCATTACAACATATTGTATTCTCCCAACAATTGTTCCGGGCGCAGGACTTCAATTAAGGTGGAACTCTAATGGTTCTAATCCAGTTAGTAGAGGTAGAAACTTATATAGATTTAGAGGAACCGCTGTTGGTGTTGATAGAATTGATCTAACTAATGATTTGTTTTATTTTATTTCTATAACTCCGAACTTTGAAGCTTTAGGCGCAGGTTCTATGTATGCGTATGATGGGGGAGATAGAATCTACTTTACAAGAGACGCAACCAATCGTGTATATTATCTAGACTTAACTACTATGATGGTTCACGGAGCTGGTTTGTTCCCTTATACTGCTGGCACTGCAGGTATCGGAAACAGAATGGAAATATTCAAAACGGTAGATGGATTGAAGTATCTATGGCTTACTCGTCAAGCGCAAGTTGAAACATTCCGTACATTATTGTTCTATTAAAATTTATTGGAGAAAATAAATGCAACTTAATGAAATTTTGATAATTTTACAAAATAGATTAGCTAGTTTAAATGAAGCTAGAAAATCTGCCGTTGCTATTGGAGACTTGGCTAATGTAGCAAAAATTGATAATGATTTGATGACTACTGTCACTAGTATAGAAGAACTTAAAAAACTTATTTCGTTACAGTAGTTTATTCAAGGAACGATAAGAGATGACTTTACCTGAGATATTAACTATATTAGAGGAAAGAGTCATCTTTTTGACATTAGCTAAAAATATGATTAAAAACAGCGAAACAGCGGAAATTTTAAATACGAATATTTTTTATATACAAGAAAGCATTCAGAAGATACAAGAAGCTATAAATATTGCTAGTATCTAATGGAGAAAGATAAATGGCATTACCAGTCAGTAGACAAACTTTCAAAGATTATTGTTTAAGACGATTGGGTGCCCCTGTTACTCAGATCAATGTTGATGATGATCAAGTAGATGATCGTATTGATGATGCTTTACAATATTACTGGGATTTCCATTTTGATGGTACAGGCAAAACTTATTATAAAGCACAAATAACTCAACAAGATTATAACAACAAGTACATAACTCTTCCGGATAATATTATTGGAGCAGTTCATGTATTTCCAATTGGATCTTCACTTTCTACTAATAATCTTTTTAATATTAGATATCAAATTGCATTGAATGATCTTTATGATCTAACTGCAACAACAATGGTACCATATTATATGGCAATGCAACATATTCAGTTGCTTGAACAGCTTTTAGTAGGTCAGCATCCAATTAGATTTAATAGAAGAATGAATAGACTTTATATTGATATGGATTGGGATAGATTAAATGTAGATGAATTTGTTATTGTAGAAGCATTTCAAGTTGTTGATCCCGACACTTATACTAAAGTTTGGTCAGATCGCTGGTTGCAAAAATATGCAACAGAACTTATTAAACAGCAGTGGGGTCAAAATCTTATTAAATTTCAGGGAGTTTCCTTACCTGGAGGAATGCAATTTAATGGAGAAAAACTCTATAATGATGCAACAAATGAGATAGCTAAACTAGAAGCAGATATGATAAACAGTTATTCAGTCCCTGTTGCATATTTCTTAGGTTAATTTTATGACCATCAATTCATTTTTTCAAAATTTTAGTTTCTTTGGAGAGCAAGAATTACTTCAGGACTTAGGAACTGAAATGATTCAAAGATATGGAGTTGAAGTATATTATCTTCCTCGATCTCATGTCAATATTGATAGAGTATTTCTAGAAGATTCTTTATCTGAATTTAAAAGAGCCGTATCAATTGAAGTTTTCATTAAAACTTTTCAGGGATGGCAAGGTGAAGGTGACTTGATGCAGAAATTTGGAATTAGTATGGCAGATCAAATTACATTCAGCATGATGCGAAGAAGATGGTATCAAGAATTTACTTTGTACCAACAAAATCTTATTCGTCCATTAGAAGGCGATTTCATCTATCTTCCACTAACTAAATCATTGTTCGAAGTAAAATTCGTTGAACACGAAAGCAATTTCTATCAAACCGGACAATTATCTTTCTATGATATAAAGTGCGAAAGAGCAAATTATAGCAATGAAAATATTGATACTGGAGTTCCTGAAATTGATAATATTGAAAGTAAGTTTAGCAATGCTGCTGATGACTTCTTCATGTTAAATGAAACAGATGAAACTCTTGTTGCTGGTGATGGAAGTAATTTCATTACTGGACAGTATGATTTAGATAAGGTAGATACGACTCAACAGAATAGCTTATTCAGTGCAGAAGGTCAAAACTTTATTGACTTCTCTAAGAATAATCCATTAGGAGAGTTGATGTAATTTTTAACGTGTTTTGATGAAGTGAAATATGTTATAAATAGTTCTGAAGGATTACAGTTTTTTGCAAAACGTACTCCATAATAATATTTGTTAGTCGAAGTCCAACCAATTAGATAAGTATAAGGTATATGAATAAACATAGCTGAAGCCTCCTTCGAAGGGTTTAGAGTAGATGGGAGTTACAGCTCCGCGATCTACATTTATTTATATATTTTATAGGAGGATATTAAAATTTTAGGTTATCATTTTTATCATGGATTGATTAGAAAATATGTTGTCTTATTTGGTCAAATATTCAATGACATTTATGTTGATAGAAAAGACAAAGATGGAGTCACTCAAAGAACATTCAAGATTCCTGTTTCATATGGTCCAAAGGAACGATATCTAGCACGTTTTGCTCAGAATCCTGATCTTCTCAGAGAAGTATCAATGGTATTTCCTAGAATGTCATTTGAAATTACAAATATTTACTATGATCCATCAAGAAAACTTAATACAATAGGAAAAATACCTGCTGTTCAAACTGGACCTAGTGCAAATACAAATGTAGCAAATATGCAATATAATCCAGTCGCATATAATTTTGATATTACTTTATCAATCATTGCAAGAAATACTCAAGATGCTCTGCAAATAGTAGAACAGATTGATCCTTATTTTACTCCTCAAT